TTAGCAACAGAACCAATGGTGTTGCTATTAGCAGAGATGTTGCCAGCAGAATCAACTGTTAATCGAGCTGTACCACCAGTTACAACAGCTAGTTCATCTGCTCCTGGGCTAAAGAGACCAGTATTGGTGTCACCAGAGATAAACAGTGAAGGTGAAGCAGCAGAGCCTGAGGTAATCCCCAGAGCACCTGTCATGGTGTCACCGGACTTACTGACAAGGTTGCCAGTAGCAGTTACACCGCCTTGCCAATCGGTACCGTTAAAAACACGAAGTTCATTAGCTGTCGTGTTGAAAACAAGGTCGCCAGTATCGTTATCAGTAGTTGGGTTAGTAGCTGAAATTCGATAACGAGCAAAGAAGTCGTTTACATCGTCATTCAGCTGAGCAATATCAGCATCAGTCGGCAGGGACTTGTGATACGTGTAGGTATTGAGAGTTGCTGTGGTTTGAACTTGAATACCAAGTCCAGCAAGAAGAGTTGAACTGCGATAAACCGCAGGGAACCCAGTAATGGTTACAACAGCTCCGCCGGTAGTACGACCAGTGGTAGTTTCACCAGAAACATCAATTACAAGACCGCCAGCATCTGCAATACTGACAACAGTGCCAGCGTTATCAGAAGGATCAGGGTTGGTTGTAGGGAAACTTTGGTCATCAGGGATTGCTACAAAACCACCAAGAGAATCAAGAAGGTTTGTAACAAAAGAATTTACTGCACTTGAAGTAGCAATTTGAGTGGCGCTGTTAGAAAAGCTGGTGCTGACAGTAATACCGTCAAGTTGGTTCAGTTCAGCAGTCGAAGCAGTAATACCATCAAGAGTTTGAATCTCAGCGTTGGTAAGAGCTACAAGACTTGAAGCTTGATCAGATCCAATACCAGCAAGGGTTTGAAGTTCTGCGTCTGCAAGTTTGGCGTTAGTTACAGCACCGTCGTTAATCTTTGCTGTGGTAACGGCGTTAGAAGCCAGTTTTACAGCTGTTACAGCGCTGTCAGTAAGTTCTGCAGTATCAATAGCACCATCAGTAACAGCAACGGTAATTTTGCCTGTACTAGGGCTGTTGTCAGTAACAGTAATTGCGTTACCAGCAACAACGTCATCAGTTAGTTTTGTTGCTGTTTTGCTGTCAATACGAGCGTCAATAGCTCCTGTAGTAGCAGCGTGAGCGTTGTCAGCTACCCAAGTCTCAGCAGAACCAATGAAACCGCCAAGAACTTGAAGATCTCCAGTACCAGTGGTTAAAGATCCATAGGTGTCTGAGAACTCTTGTAGAGCAAACCGGTTTTGCCTGTCAGAGTTGTTAAGGTCCTGAGCAGTCAGCGTAGAGCCAGCAGTGAAGCTCACCGTGGCGTCTGTGATGCTGGTAGTACGGTTTAGAACAACCGTTGCACCGCTTACTGCACTGTTAAGGACAATCGAGGTCCCAGCAGCGTTGAACGTGTAATCAGTGGTAAGCGTTTGAAGCGTACCGTTGACGGTTACAGAGATATCAGACTGACGAAGGTACTCAATGGCGTTGCCATCACTATTCGTCAGAGCAAAGGTGGTACCAGATGCACTGGTATAAGTAACAGATGCAAAAGCCATTAGCGGGTACCTCCTGCAAGGCGATTTTGAATAACAAGCTGTTTCATTTCTGCGGGAGCTTTATAGCGTTGATCAGGAAGATCGCCCATTAAGAATTGCTCCTTGGCAATACTTATGAGTCTATCAACCTCTCCTTTAAGAATCACCCGTCGCATATTCTGTTCACGGTCCCAATTGGGATTTTGAACAAGACCGTAAGCAGGAGGCAAGCTACCACCCATACGGAACGGAGAATCAACAGAAGGATACTGGGTGTAGCTCTTGCTAGTTACAAGATCTTTTAAATACCCATGAACACCCTTATAGGTCTTATCAAAAGTGGAGTCATAGAACTCAAATTCAGAGTTAAGGAAATGATTAAATTGATTCAAAGTTGAGGCGTTAATACCAACTCCATCGGAATTAAACAAAGTAGTTCTGGGAGGCGGAACTAAGTTGTAAACCATTTCCTTAGCCACAGGATCGTCTTCTAGTTTGTCCGGGAACAACCAGTAGCGACCAAGAGCAGCTTGAATGGGATACCACTTACCAGCGTGGTTAGCGTTGACTGTGGCTCCTGGCTTGCCGTACCAAAGGGCTTTACGCGAATCAGAGCGGAACTCAGGATCTTGGTTAATTGCGCTAGCTACGGCGTCAGCAATAAAACCAACAGGGCTGTACTCAGCAGCAATACCAAAGCTTCCAAAAGCTGAATCAACAATGGTGTTACCAATGTCAGCCATGTTGATGCCTTTTTCGCCTAGCTTTCCTCGTTCATAGAAACCCTTACGAGCAAACCTAGTAATTGGGCTTGCAGGTTTACGAGGATCAATACCTTGAGCAGCGACTTTACGAAGGTTGAGATAAGGATCACCAATCTTGGCCACAGAGTCAGCAATAACTTTTTGCATCCGAGATACATCACCAGTGCCTGCGCTAGTTAGAGCTTTTACAATTCGGTCAAAACCAGCAATTGCAGGTGTTTCAAGAATGGTGTTAGCAAGAGCTGCTACGGTCAAAGCAAAAGCACCTGAGGTGTCTCGACCTGGAGCAAACTCTTGAAGATCTCGGATGTTGGATTGGAACGCAATGGTGTTACCGATAACAGGTAGATACCGGTAAGGAAGCATCATTGCACCAATTTTCCAGGTGTAAGGATCTCGTGTCCCTTCAGTTTCCCTGTAAGTGTTTTCAAGACCTGCAGTGATGTCTTGGTTTCCGTCTCGAACAAGGAACCAAGCAAGAGCGTTGATACCAGCCGAAAGAGCCAAAGCACCTTGAGCTCGAATACGAACTTTAGGATTGCTGCTTAAGTACTTATTTTCAAAATCAACAATGTCTTGACGGACTTTAGGTGGCAAGAATTTAGTGATTTCATCAGGAAGGTTTTTAGCTCCAAGGCGTACTGCGTCAACAGAAGCTTGAACCATTTCACCGCCATAAGCGATCATGGCAGCCCGTTTAATGCCGTTTAAAGGCGAGGTAAGGAACGGGAACACATCACGACCAAACGCTGCTAAAGCTGGGTTCTTGCTGTTTCTAAGGGCGTTTACAGAATCGGCAACGTTAGCCAAGGGACCAGACAGTTCTTCTGTCAGGTTTACAGCTCTGGTCAGATTGAGAATACGTTCCTCGTTGATTGAGTAACCGATGACGTTTTGATCAAAACCAGCTCGCACTGGCTCATACATATTCGACATCTCTTTATTAAGACCGTCTGAGATTGCCGAAGCACGGTCTGCTCGTTCAATCAAACCTTCAGCAATTTTGTTATCAACGTCTTTAATCACCAAAGCTCTGACGTGAGCGTTAGCAAAAAATGAAGTTGACATCTCATCAGCAGCAGCTGAGAGCTGGTTAAACAGCGTGAGGTTTACGTTCTCGCCACCTGGGTAATAGCTCTGTTTACCAACGCCAAGTCCACGAAGACCTGTTGTGGTAGCACCCATGATGTACTTACCAAAGAAGCTCCGCTTATCCCAAGCTTCACCAGGCATGAAGTAATCATGGAACACCTTGGTAAAGACTCGTGCTTTATTGAGGGTGTCAAAGATTTTGTCGTCACCCTCTGCTCGTTCCATAACGTAGTTAAAGAACGGAAGGTTGATACGAGTTTGAGCAAGATCTTGAGAGATAGCTTCTTCACGCCGCAAGCCACCAGCACGACGCAGTTCATAAGCTGCATCAGCCACTTGAGCTGGGTCAGTAATTGCTTTGCCGTACACAAAACGGTTATAGGTGGCGTCTAAAGCTTCACCAATGACGTGACGGGTTTGAAGCAGCGTATCTGCAGCCAAGCTGGCTTCTTCAAGGGTTTCCTTAGCAAACTCAGTTTGACCAAGCCACTTAGCCATACGGCCAGTAATCGTGCCTCCAATTGCTTGACCAGTAAGTTCAAGAGCTGTTTCAGGGATTCCTTGGATAGGAATTGAGAACACAGTTGCTGGGTTACTAAGGGGAGAACCAACCTGCAGTCGAGCAAGAACTGCATCAGCAGTTACTTCAAGAGCATCAAGCTTTTCAAAGTCACCTTGAGCTTCGTAGACCTTTTCAACAAAGTTATCAAGACCTTGAAGTTCCTCTTCAGTGAGATCTTCACCTTTACGAAGTTTGTTAAACAGTTCTCCGTATTTCTCTTCAAGATCTGCTTTAGCTGCTTTGCTCTTATCAGCCAGCAAGGAAGCAAAATCATCGTTGCTACCAAAGCTTGCTAGTTCTTGATTCAGACGGTTAAACAGAACCTTTGGATCTTTACGAGAGAAATCAAGACGAGCACCTTTTGAAAACTGCCTGAGAGCGTTACCAACGCCGTACATCAGCTCGTTAAGAGCTTTTGCGTTGGCTACAAAGGTTTCAAAGTTAAGCCGGAAGTTATCAAGAGCAGTGATGCGATCAATCCCTGGTACTTCTTCGTTTCTAAGGATTTTCCGAAGATCACGGCTAGAAGCAAGAACTGCAGCAGCGTTTTCATCAAGTGCTGCTACTGGTACTTGAATTTTGTTGAGGTTGTTTTGAATATCTTTACCAAACTCAGCAGCTTCCAAGAAAAACGAGATTTGACGTAGCTGGCTGTTACCCCCAAGGAACGAAGCAAGAGTCCTCATGGACTTTGCATACTGCTGAGGAAGGATAGAGCTGCGATCAGCGGTATTAAACACAGCTTTGAGAGCTGCTGCGTTTTCAAACTTTGAGGTGTATTTAACAGCGTTGGTGTTACGCAGTGCAGTAGCAGCTTTGTTAGCAGCCTCTTCAGAACCAGTTTTCTTAAAGACCCGATCCCACTCTTTGGCTACGTTGTCCTTTGCACGAGTAAACCACTCAAGCTGTTCAATCGTGTCAGTGGGGTCTTGATAAATACCAAGGTCACGACGGGTCTCTTCAATGACTTCCTCACCACTACGAACTGCAGAACTACCAGCCCTGCTTTCGTTCATTACACGTTCAGCACCAAGGGTGTCAGTGTCAACGACAATTTCACCAGCATCAGTTTTGGTAACAGGAACCTCGTTTGCAACCGGTGCAGGAGCTTTAGGGGCTACCTGAGTGACTTCTTCAACAGCTTGAGGAGGCACTTCAACGCCCTCAGGGACGCGAGGAACAACAGGAGCTAGACCACCGTTGTCGATGACTTTGTTGTGAATCTCATCAACACGCTGAACAAACATCCGAGCAAAGTCAGGATTGATGTTGTCGCTAGCTACCGCAGCTTCAGCAGCGTTCAGGATGTCTTTGAGCTCTCCATAAGCCAAACCAAACGCATCGTTCAAGCTGTAGTCCGTATTGATCTCGTTAATACGATTCTCTTTAAACAGAATGTTGTTGTAATTCTGTAGATAACCAATACGCTCAGCGTTCAGCTCATCCAGCTTGTCAACAAGAATACGAGCGTCGTTTAGAGCTGTACTGAATCCAGTAAACGCCGTTTTACTTTCAGCAACTTTTGCTTCAAGAGCGCTTAGCTTTGCAGCACGATCAAGCTCAACGTTATCTAGCTGTTGCAGTTTGGTTTGAAGCAGTTGGAGCTGTTGGAGACGTTCTGCAGTTTGAGCAGCCATCCGAACCTTAGTGCTGTTCTTAGTACGCTTACGGCCAGCACCAGTGGACTTATTGATCCAGTCAGGATCCGCTGCTGCAGCAGTTTCATAAGCTACCAAGCGGTCTTCAAGCATCTTTTGCTTTGTAGCAAGCTGCTCAGGAGTTTTGACACCAAGTACTGATTGCAACGAATCGATTTCAGCTTGAGTAGCGATACGATCTTGTCCAACATCAGGTACAGCTTTCAGCTCATCTTGAAGACGTTGAAGATCAGGAACAAGATCTTGTTGCTTTTGAAGATAAGCTTCAGCACCAGCACGACCACCAAAAGCGACTTTTCCTACGTTTTCATCAATCTTCTTGTAGAGCTCACTAGTAACTGCACCTAGTTTGTCTTGAATAATCTCGTTAGCTTTTACAAGACCATCAGCCTCAACTTCTTGACGCAGAACAGGAAGCGTTTCTTGAGTAGCCTCTTCAAGAGCTTGAGCAGCAGGAACGTTGCTAGTAGCTTTGCTTAGAAACTTATTAGCCAGCATGAACGTACCACGGAGACCAGTGGTAAACGCAACGCCTTGGCTAACGTTTTTAAACTGCTCAAAAGCGTAGTTAAACTCTTCAGGAGTTGTAGCCCGAAGAACTTCTGCAGCACGGATACGCTCTTCAGGGGTTTGAAGCTTTTGAATCTCATCCAAATCCTTTGCAAGAGCAGCAGGAGGTTGAGGCATAAAGAACATTGCATCCTGAACGCTTTCAGGCAGCACGTCTTTAATCAAATAGGTAGCCATGACCCGAGCACCAGCTGCCAGGTCTTTGTTCTTCCAAATATCAACCAGTTTGTCTGCAGTTTGAACTGTTTTACCAGCAAGAGCAGTTGCTTTTGTCAGTTTGTTAACGCCAGCATCAAAAGCAATAGCAGCACCAACGCTAGAGGCAAGTTGACCAATAGCAGTCTTTGGTTTGATGTTCTTCTTTACAAACTCACTGTCTTCACTGAACAAGCTACCGACAATAGGAGTTTGAGGTTTGATGCCGTAGCTAAACCCTTGAACATCACGTCCAGTTTTCTGTAGGGCATCAATAGCTGCTTCAGCGTTCTTTGCCTTTTGGACTTCTTGTTGCTTATCAGCTTCTAGAGAGCCGGTGGTCATAGGACCGCCTAGGAGACCCGCAGGAGCAGCCCCTTGGGTAACAGCACTTAGCTGCTCCGCTGCAGCAATAGGAGCGTTAACTATTTGACGAGGAATGTCAGCAACTACACGAGGAGCTTCTTGACCAATGGTTTGACCGCCACCAAAAGGTACAGGAATCTTTCCAATGGTTTCCCCAAGGCGCTTTATACCTTCGTAATAAAGGCCTGCAGGGCTGCTCTTTAAAAACTCTTTGAGATCAAAACCACGTTTAGGTTTCGGCTTGGCAGCAGGAGCAGCAGCAGGAGCTGGTTGAGCTTTGACAGGAGCTGGTGAGGCTTGACCCCACTCTTGTTGATACCGCTGCTGAGCCTCTTGGGGATCTTTAATGAAGACAGACTGACCGCTACGAGTGGGGATATAAGGCATTTGAAGGAAGAGCTACTAAGGGCGCTTCCTCCAAAATAATGGATATAACTAGAAATTGTTATCGGTACGACCGAAATAGGGGCAAATAAGCACGGCGGACAAAATCGTTTTGAAGTTCTTGACCGTATTGATACTGCTTAGTCGCACCTTTAGAGCGGTACAACTGGAGGTGAACGTGACCAGGATCGCCGCTACCAGTACTGGAATAACGAGGGTTGGAGTCCATTGGTTGATCGTTCCCACTCTTACCAATAGGCATCCCTCGGGTGATCCGCTGTCCAGGGGTGTAATAAAT